ACAAACCCATTTTCGAGACCAGAAGTCAAAGAAAAAACAAAACAAACAATGCTTTATAAATATGGCGTTGAAAATCCTCAACAAGACAAAGAGATCAGAGAAAAAACTAGAAATACCATGTCAGAAAAGTATGGCGCAGAATATCCTTATCAAAATAAGGAGACATTAAAAAAAGCAGAAGATAGCATAGAACAACACTTTGGTGTTAGACATTATGGAGAATTGCAAAAAATTCCATTTGAAAACATTATTACTTTAGCTAACGAAAAACAATACAAGATTTTATTTGAAGAAAAAGATTATAAAAATAACAAACAAAAGTTATTATTTAAATGTTTAAAACATATTGATGATGATTTTGAAACAAGTATAGTGGCGCTGCGCAACAATGAACGTCAATGTCCACGATGTCAGGATGTTTATTCATCAAAACAAGAACAAGAAATTTATGAATATATTTTGAGTTTGGGAGTGGATGAAAGAGAGATTGTTAGAAGAGACAGAAAAGAAGTAGGAATAGAATTGGATTTATATCTACCGAAATTTCAGGTTGCAATAGAACATCATGGTCTTTTTTATCATTCAGATAGATTTAAAGAAAGAGAACTTCATTATGATAAATTTTATTTATCCAAACAAAAAGGGATACATTTATTTCAGATTTACGGAGATGAATGGGAAAATAAACAAGAAATTTGCAAGAGTATGATTAGTACACAACTGCATTTAATCAAAAATAAAATCAATGCTCGTGATTGTTATGTTCTTATGATTGGTAAAGACACAAATAAACATTTGAAAAAAACAGTTCTTAATTTTATTGAAAATAACCATCTTCAAGGTAATTCTAGCGGTACATTGAATTATTTTGTGCTTTTAACAAAAAAAGAAAATGAAATTGTTGCATGTTTATCTTTTAGAAAAACAATGAATACGAGAAGCAGAAAGGACATACAGGATCCAAATATTGAAATTGCTCGTTTTTGTTGTAAGAAATTTTGTTCTATTAGGGGAGGGTTTTCAAAGTTATTAAATCAGGCAAAACAATGGGCAAAACATCAAGGATACTCAGAAATTTTTACATACTCAGATTGTCGTTATTCTTGGGGACAGATTTACGAAAAAAATAGTTTTGATTATAAAGGACATACAGGGATTGGTTTTTATTATCTTATACATGGAGAACGATATGCAAGATTTCCATTATCATTGTTGGATAAAAATCAAAGTTTGGAAGAATCAGCAAAAAAAAATGGAATATACAAAATCTATAACGCTGGCAATTATCGTTGGGAATTAAACATTTAAAAAAAAGTATTTTTAAAAGACAAGATTATATTTATTATGAACCCATAGAGGGGAGGATTTATATAGATGAATACAAATGGCGATGGCAGTGCATATGTTAAATATTCCAACGGAAATATCGTAATTGGAGCTGGTTCTGCCGATAAGGTAACAGTAGCGGCAGGTAGTACAACTGTCGCAAATGATCTTACCATTAGTGCGGCAGATATTAATGCTGCTGGTGGATTTCAAAGAGACGAAAGATTTTATAGACTAAGAGTGCTACAAGGCAGTTATCCCGTGATGTCAGCGTCAATCCTTTCAGCCGCCCAAGGCGGTGTTGAAGGCTTTATGACATTTACAAAGGTTCCTCTAATCAGGGCTGGTTCTGTTGTTGGTTTGGCATTGCTTTGCGAGGATGCTACAGTTAAATCTGGTTCATTGTCTGGTACTGTAAGAATTAGTGGTACTCCAACTGCTGCCACAGTGGGTATGAATACTGGAACGATTGCGTATGCAACATATACCAAAGATACATATACATTCACAGCAGGTCAATATCTAGAGGTTCAGTTATCTGCTTCTACAGGATATTTGACAGATACAGATCCAAACAGCGGTTCATTTATGGCCGTTGTATCTGTAGAATACTAATAAAACAAAACATATAAAAGAAAAGGCAGCCTTGGCTGCCTTTTTTATTTGTGCGTCCTTTGTTTTAAAAAAGTAATTATTTAGAGGATTTTCTGCGGATATCTATGAAAACTTTAAAAGAAATTTTTAAAGAGATTGATGAAAGCAAGAAAAAGTCTGAACCACCGTATATAAAAACTGGCGTTGAACCACCATTGGATGAAGATATGGTTAGTGATGAAGATTCAACATTTAACAATGTCTGGAAAAGAGTATGGGGTGGTAAGAACAGTTAAGTTCGGAGAAAATACATGAAGCTTTTAAGGGAATTGGTGCGGGAAAATGACAAGCTTATAAAATTAATAGAATCTTTCAAAAAAGAAACGTTATCTTTAGAAGCTCTTGCAACGCAGGATGTAAATAAAATTCTTGGAAAGTATCTATCAAGAGTAAAAGACCCAAACGCAAAGAATGATTTTCTTATGCAGGCAATATCGTTTCTTGGCAGAAAATCAGCTGTTTCGCCAGAAGATCTTGATCTTGTATTGAGAAAACATTTTGCAAAAAACTATGATCCAGCAAAACTTGCTAGACAACAAACTCCTGCGCAAAAAGCAGGGCAACAGACACCACCACCTTTGCCACAAGATAAGCCAAAATTTCAATCTCCTTCTGGCAAATTGCCGCCACTTTCACAGTTGGCAAAACAAGAGCTTGAACCACAAGAGCCAAAAGGAAAGACTCCAACATCTCCACCGCCAGAGAAACCTCATGTTCCAGGTATGCCTGAGCTGCCAGATTTTGGCGCAAAAAAGGCACCAAAGAAAAAAGAAAAGGAACCAGAAAAGAAATCTGACGAAGACGATATCCCTACAGCCAAACCATCTGATGTTAAAACGTTAAGAAAGAAAAAAGAAGTTGATGTTGACAAGATCGGAGAACCAATGAAAAAAGCAGCAGCTTCTGCTGCGGAAAAGAAACCAAAGGCCGCTGCTGCTCCTGCGGCGGTGTCTACGGGTGGTCATAAGGCTCCTCCTCCTATTGATGTTCCTGCCTTTTATAAGGCTGGCATGAAATCGCAACAGGGGCAATCTAGATGGAAAGTGGGCGATACAGTTTCTTTAGGGTACATAGGACAAGCAAAAGTTGTTGATAAGGTTGGCAACAGATGGTACCTACAGACTCCTGACGGGAAAAGATATGTCAAAATTCCATTTAAGGGAACATTTAGCTTAGACAAATAATTGAGGAATTCAATTTATGCATGCCAATCTTACTCTTGATCTTACAGCCTCCTTTGCTAGCGTAATTGCTCCTACGCCATTTGCAGCTTACGATACCAATACAACATTTCAAACAGATGCTGATGGTATGGTGCGACTTGCCTATTCAAAGCTAGGTGGTAATGTTCTTACTGTTGAAATAACAAACAAGGATGTTTATACGTCGCTGGAACAGGCAACACTTGAGTATTCTGCAATTGTTAATAGTTACCATGCGAGAAGTGTTCTTGCAAATATTATTGGTTCCGCCACGGGTTCGTTAACAGGAAGCGAAGGAAAGGTCCCAAGAATGGATCTTGCTTTGGCAAAAAGAAAAGCTGACGGATATAGTGCGGAAGCTCTTGTTGGAGGTACAAAGGTTCTTCATTCTGCGTCAATAAGTATTACGACAGGAGTTCAGCATTATGATCTTAAGGTTTTGTTGAGTTCTTCTGGGCTTGCTGTCCCTCCTCTTCAACGTGCCGAAATAAAGGAAATATTCCATTTTTCTCCAACGGCTGCTTATAGATTTTTTGATACAACATCAGCTATAAATTATTTGCACAACCAATTTAGTTTTGAGTCATTCACGCCTGAAACTATATTTTATCTTTTGCCAGTATGGGAAGATGTTCTTCGTGCTATGCAGCTTGAACAATCTCACAGAATAAGGAGATCAAACTATTCATACAATGTTGTTAATAATGTTTTGACATTATTCCCTGTTCCAACGATAGATACCACTCTTCATTTTACATATCATCTTATTGATAATGGTTCTGCTTTTGATTCTGATGATCCATTTACAAATGGTATTTCCAATCTTTCAAACGTACCTTTTGGTAACATTAATTATACAACCATAAATTCTTTAGGTCGTCAATGGATTAGAAGATATGCTTTGGCTTTATCAAAAGAAATTCTTGGACAAGTACGTAGTAAGGTTAGTGATATACCAATTCCAAACGGAAATTTGTCATTAAACGGCAGTGCATTGCTTATGGAAGCGCAAATAGAAAAAGATAACTTAAGGATAGAATTAAAAGAATGGCTTGAATCTTTAACTTATGATAAACTTGCTGAAAGTGAGGCCACGCAGACAGAAAACTTACAACGTCAGCTTAGGGCTGTTCCATTGGGTATCTATGTAGGTTAATGTAAGATAATGTAGGACAAGATATGACAAAAATTTGTATAAGATGTAATGTTGAAAAAAAAGTTGAAGAATTTTGTAAAAATAAAAAATCTAAAGACAACTACAATTATTATTGTAAAGACTGTATAAAGGAAAAAACGATAATTAATATTGAATCAATAAAAAAATCTATTAAAAAGTATTGTTTAAGAAATAAAGAAAAAAAGAGACAATATGATAAAATTTATTCTCAAAAAAATAAAGACAAAATAAGTGAAATTAAAAAAATATATTGTGCAAAAAATAAACAAAAAGTCAACTTACAAAGAAAACAAAGAAGAAATAATGACATCCAATATAAAATAAAAGAAAATTTAAGAAACAGATTTAGAGATGCTCTTAAGGGAAATTATAAATCTGGTTCTGCCGTTCGTGATCTTGGCTGTTCTGGCGAACAACTAAAACAATGGATTGGGCAACAATTTGAAGCTGGTTGGACATGGGAAAATTATGGAAAAATGTGGAATATTGATCACATAATTCCTTTGTCAAAATTTGACTTGACCGACAAAAATCAAATCATTAAAGCATGTCATTGGTTCAATTTGAGGCCACTTGATGCAAAGGAAAACATTATCAGAGGAAATAGGATATAAAATATGGCAATCTCTGGTTCAATAACTGCAAGACCATTAATTGGTCCTCTTTTTGTTACACCAAGGGAGATTGATTTTTTCAACAATATAACAAAAGAGCTGATTCAACGAATCGTCGCGCAAGAAATAACATATTATTCTGTTTCCGAAGAACATACGAAGACTCATGATTTATATGAAGAAGCCATTAGAAAGACCGTATTCGTTCCTGTGACCATTAATGCTCTTGTCTTGTATGATCCGCCAAAACAAACTGCCAATCAATTTAGTATAGATACGATTTATTCTATTGAAGCATATTTTCATATTCATGAACTTAGAGAAAGAAACATAATTCCGAGGGAGGGTGATTTTGTAAAATTTGGTAATATTTTTTATGAAATTGAAAAATTGACGAAACCACAGATCATCTACGGACAAATGGATCATGAGGTCATGGTAAAGGCCGAATGTAGAGTTTCTAGAAGAAGCCAATTTGATTTCGTAGATTCAGAAAGCTAACATCATATTTATATAAATGAAAGCCATTATTGCTCTGTCCTTTCTTTGTATGATTTTTTCATGTAGCGCCACATCCCCAGGCCAACCTAGTCAACATTTAAGAAATCAATGGAAAAAGGCGGTCGAGGTGTATTCAGAAAGTCCTGACGGCAAAGAAGGCGTACTTGCTACTGCATTTCCTATAAATAAGTTAAATCTTCTGACTGCTGGCCATTTTTGCGAAGATGTTGCGAACGGCGCAGAGAAAAAAAAATACAAAGAAACTGTTTCTATTAGATATTTTAACAGAAATGATGAAATTTCTATAATTGATAATGTTGATTTATGTATTTTAGAAAGAGCCAAACATGGTCTTCGGGCAGTTGATTTGGTAAAAAATTATGAAAAAAGTTTAAATTTTGGTGATAAAGTATATGTTGTTGGTGCACCGTCTGGAATTTTTCCTATTATAACAGAAGGATATGTGTCCTACCCCCGCGCATCAGAATTTAATGATAAATTACTTATCTCTTCTCCTGTGTGGGCGGGTAACTCTGGCGGACCCGTTTTTAATACGAGAGGTCAAGTCGTCGGATTGGTTATTATGATGGATGCACGATATCATCATAGCACTTTTGCTATTACTGCAAAGAGCATACGGGAATTCCTTAATGCCAAATAATGTATATAATGACGCTTCTGGCCGTTATTCTATAAAAAATGTAACACTTCAAACTGTTGATTCGGCAGTACGAGATTATTTTGATAAGAAAATCTCTATTTCCGTTGATACAGAAAAAGGAAGGAATAAGGTTCCTGTAATATTTGCTGCTGGCGAACGTTGGAAAATGATAAGAGACAATAAGGGTCTTCGTGATGAAAATGGGACTCTTATTTTACCTGTCATAGCCATTAGAAGAACAAATATTGATAGGACTCCTGGTATGAGAGCCCTTGGGCAAGAAACACCCTTCATAACAGTAAGTAAGCGTATTCATGATAAGACAGGCAACATTCAAAATTTAGTTAATACAAGAAAATTAAATGGTTTTCCACAATTGAGAAAACCACCTGTTTTTGAATATTTAACAATTCCATTTCCAGATTTTGCAGTGGTTTTTTATGAAATTGTAATTTGGACACAATATCAAACACAAATGAATGAAATATTGCAAAAGATATTTTACAACTACGAACACATGGATAGCTTTGTAATGCCAGTAGAATACGACGGTAAGAAAAGAAAAGGAAACAGTTATTATTTTGTTGGTTTTAGAGATGGAACAGTCGTACCTCAATCTAACGTAGAAGAATTTACAAACCAAGAAAGAATTATTAAATATTCGTATACTATAAAGGTTCCAGCTTATTTTATACTGGATCCAGATGATGAGTCATTAGCTTATGGAAGAAATAAATCACAATCCTCAACAGACGATGGCAGTAAGGTTGTTTTTAAAGATCAAAGCGTAACGGACGTAAAGCTGAAAGAGTCAATAATATCATTGGAAGAATTTGAGAAATTATTTGGTTAAATTTTCTTTTTGCAATAATTAGAGCTATTTATAATATAGAAAATTTACCTTAGTTGCCCTATTGGAGGCTTAATAGCTTATGGCCAAAAGTTTTGTCAGTCCAGGAGTTTTTACTAACGAAGTTGATGTTTCATTTTTGGGACCTGGAGTTGGTTCTATCGGAGCAGCTTTACTAGGATCAGCACCAAAAGGTCCAGCTTTCGTTCCAGTTAATGTAACGACATATAGTGAATATGTGGACTATTTTGGAGATCTTGACAATAAAAATTTACTTGGATATTATGCTCGTGCCTACCTTAAAAATGCAGGTTCAGCAAATATTGTTCGTGTTCTTGGACCTGGTAGTAGATCTGTAAACGGCGCAGCAGTCACGCCAGGTTATACAGCTGAAAGCCTTTGGGGCATTACCGCAGGTTCAGGTTCTGTTGGTGCCGTTCTTGCTCTTCTTGAAATAACTGGAAGTTCTGGTGTCAAAGTTACAGATCTTGGAAACGATACATTATTCCTTAGTGGTACTGGCACAAATGGTGGTGTTTTTGGTGTTGGTATTACTGCATCTTTCTTGACTGGTAGTTCAAATTATATTAAAAAGGTTCTTAATACAGATCCTACCAAATTTACCGAACAGGGATATTACGTTCGTGATGTATATGACTATGCTACCAAAGTATTGGCTGGTGGCAATGCTCTATTTTCTTCTGCCAGCTATGCAATAACAAATTTTCAAATTGGCTACAATTCTGGTTCAACGCCATGGGTAAAATCTCAAACTTTCAGTGCTGGCACAGAATATGATCTTTTTAAATTTCATACGCTGGGCCACGGTGAAGCAGAAAATGGAAGATTTAAAGTTTCTATTAAGAATATTAAGGTTTCCGCAGCTCCAAGTGTAAATGATTTTGGAAAATTTGATGTTGAAGTTCGTTTATTTGGCGATACAGACAAAAATGTCAGTGTTGTAGAATCGTTTCCAAATCTTTCTTTGGACAATACAGATACAAATTATATTCTTCGTGTCATTGGTGACAAATATTTGCAATATGATGCAGCCAGAGACAAGATGGTTGAGTATGGAAGCTATAGCAATGGCTCT